TATGCACCCCTCAAATACTTTCGTGGTCTCAGAACCCTAAAGTCTGTGGAGACTCGCTACAAAAAGATGCTCAAGAAGGATTACGCGGATTTCAAGACGGATGAGGGTGTAAAGACTCGCACATCTTCATATACCCAACGATTTAGAAAGAAGTATCCAGGTGTCAAGTCCCTCCCGGAGATAGCGAAGGCTACAAAGATACCCCTCAAGACACTTCAAACGGTATATAACAGAGGTCTCGCTGCGTGGAGAACTGGGCATCGTCCAGGAGCTTCTCCACAAGCGTGGGGGTACGCAAGGGTTCACAGTTTTGTCACAAAAGGGAAAACATATTACACAGCGGATAAAGATTTGAGATGATTAACTCCGACACAAAGGACACCTACTATTCATTATTCGCGTTTGCTCTTGTTTATCAAATCTTTTATTACATTCTTCTTCATAATCATAAATTAACGGATATTTATCAAGAAATGATTTAGGTGTATCACACAAACCCCCATATTCCTCGTATTCTTCTTCGATATCTTTCGGATAGGGGAAATCTGGTTCATTATATATACCGTAATAACAATCACGGAAACACTTGATACAAATCGCGTGCTCACAATTTGGTTGTGTTATTCCTCGTTTTGTTTCGATGCAAACGGGACATTCCACATCATCTTTGAAGAATAATTCTTTACGAAACATAACACCACAATTTATACACAAATTTGGGTTGCCACCACTTAGAAGGTATTTATTTGGGTGGGTACATATATACCCATTACAAAATTCAAAATTTTTACATGGATTGGTTTCACACATTTAAAGATTAGTTGGACAATTTCTTTAAATATGACCAATCGTATCTCATGGAATGAGTACTTTATGAAGACCGCAGAACTTGCGTCGGTTAGATCGCCGTGTGATAGACTCAATGTGGGATGCGTACTCGTGAAGAACAACCGTCTCATAAGTATGGGCTACAATGGTTTCCTTGGTGGTTCTAATCACACCTCAATTGTGAGGGACGGACACGAACAAGCAACGATTCACGCGGAAATCAATGCCGTCACGGATGCGGCTAAGCGGGGTGTCTCCATAGATGGCACTGAAGCATATATCACACACTACCCTTGTCTCAATTGCTACAAGGCTCTCGCGAGTAGTGGAGTCAAGAAGATTCACTACAAAAATGACTACAAAAACAACCCACTTGTAGAAGAATTGGGGTACGGGATACCCATCATTAAATCGCGCGCCTAAGTCACCCGACCCACCCCAAAAAGTCACACAACTCTCAACTATGAACTCTCAATCTATTGCCACCTACATTGCCAACCTTGAAAAGGAAAACGCCGATCTCAAGAAGCGCCTTCAACAATGTGAAGAAGAAAAAGCCCTTCTTGAGTACGAAACTATGCTCCAATATGCTGAAGTGAGTGATGAGGAATCTGTTGCCTCTGACTCAGAGTCAGACTCAGACTCAGATGATAACTATTTTGTCTGCTACAATTTGCCCCTCACGGAAGCTTTTGATGACCTCGCCCAAGAGGAAGAAAATGAATTTAAGAAAGCTGTCTATGAGAAAGCGGCTAACATCATATATCATCTTGATTTCAAAGTAACCCATGGTGAGCAACTTTCTCATCTATATGGGATTGGTAAGAGTATCGTAAGAAAAGTAAATGAATTCCTTGAAACTGGGGAAATTAAGGTGGTCAAGACATTCACTACAAATGAGAATATTGNAGATCAATTGGCGTTACTTGCAGATGTAGAGGAAAACACTCACAAANGTGAAGCTTACAAAAAGGCTGCTAAGGCTATCCGCAAACTTCACTTTGAAGTGACGAATGGTACAGAGATTTCCCAAGGTCCTCACAAGGTTGCTGGTGTTGGTAAAGGTGTTGCGAATAAGATTGACGAATATATCGCGACTGGTACAATTCGGAAGCTTAATAAAATCTGAGCACATATTACATTAGATGATTTGGGTAGTATTCCTGCTTTCACTTGCGGTGAATGTGTTAGTTGGATACTATATCTCCGCACAAAAAGGGAATGGTACAGGTGGTCCAATCTACGATTTAGGGTTTCATTTTCTCCCAAATTGGGAGCATCATGAACATCTTCCAGATTACCTACTTGCCGTACCCATCCTCTTCCTCCTTTACGCATGGCCCTTATGGTCATCCAAAAAGAAAAACGATTATCTTTTACTCATGACTCTCATGTATTTTGCAAGAGCGGTGTGTAACGCAGTGACTGTGATGCCTTACACAAAGCAAGAGTCTTGCAAGCTTAGACCGAGATTTGCATTTTGTAATGATTATACTTTTTCGGGTCATACAACCCTCAATGTAATTACCTCAAATTTTGTAGGTGCCCCTCTCTGGCCCCTCTGGCCCGCGATTTCATCGGTCGTATCCGTCCTCACTCGGGATCACTACAGCCTTGATATCGTCCTCGCTTGGATCCTCTTCTTCGCTCTCAAGTGTAATGTCGTCCGATGATAAAAGCATCTTTCGGACCTCTTCGTATACAACTGTGAGGAGGGCAACCTTGTAGGCGAGAAATCCCATGAGTGTCGCACCATAGTCAAAATCAAAAGCAAATGGAGCATTATTCCACATAGTTTCAAAAATGGCGGTACCCACGGGGGCCAGTAGCTGTTTCTGAAATGGTGAAGATTTTTCAATGTTATCTACCCTTTGTGTCAGTAGTCCAATGTACGCGAGTGACGAAGCTACACCTAATGTAGCGGATACGCCCTCCTCTGCACCATGTGTAATGAAATAGACAGATGAAAGCGCTGTACCGTATCCCAAAGTTGTTCGGCGAATTTTGGTTTTGAGTTTTTCATAGTCTGTTTTGGGGGCATTTGCTTTGACGATAAAGTTGTGGACTTTCCAAACATTATTCATTATTCATATGTGGCATCAAACCTTTATAAAGATTACAAACCCAAGTAAAGTAGAAATGAGTCTCTGTGTTAAGAGACTTACACAAGATGCTATTATTCCAACTCGTGGTTCTGGGGGTGCTATTGGATACGATCTTTACAGCACTGATGAAGTTGTTATCCCTCCCACGCATCGTGCTTTGGTCGGGACAAGTGTAGCCATTCTCATGCCAAATGGTGTGTATGGTCGTGTTGCACCACGATCCGGTCTCGCTGTGAAGCATGGTATTCAAGTTGGTGCGGGTGTTATTGATCCCGACTATACAGGTGAAGTCAAAGTCGTTCTCTTCAATCACGGAGACAAAGACTTTGAGGTAAAGAAAGGGGATCGCATCGCACAACTTGTCCTTGAGCGCTGTGAAACACCCGATGTGGCGGAAATTGGTGTTCTTGAAGAGACAGAGAGAGGTGCGGGTGGATTTGGATCTACTGGCGCCTAAGTTAGCTTTGCCTTTTAATAAATCAAGTAACAGATATGGATCGTCATCACCTACTGTCCCTGTTGGATAAGATACAAGAGAAGTATGAAATCCAAGATGGAGAGTACAAAGAGTTTGCAGAAGCCATTGGTGGGAAGAAAAAGCCTATCCAATTAAAGGAAGGAGATCTGGTAAAGGTCAGTTACGATCAAATTGAGACCGAAGTAGATTTTTGTGACGATGAATTTTACCCAAAGATGACTTTAATAAAAACGTGTTCTTTGATATGGAAAGTGATACCCAATGAACATAGATTTCATGGTGGCAACTCAATTTCAAATGTTTACCTAAACAAATGTGATATACATATTGACGCGATGAACAAAATTGTCAAAGACCACTCCGAGGGTAATTTCACAATGATGTCATTAAGTTCAAATACACAACGAAAATCTTGTATTCGAGTATCTGATATAGAAATTATTTAGAACTTTTTATTGTTATCACAAAACCACATAGATTCCGACGTAGGCATAAATAGGATCCCCTTTCGCATAGTCATGAAAAGCTTTGCGTGTTCTACATTGGGGTACGACCATAACAACCATCGCTCCCAGTAATCTGCACGGAAATAGTCGTCCCAGTCTTCTTGATCACTTTCATCAACCAAGAGCATTCCCCGTTGAATTTCTTGTGGGTCTGTTTCAATACGGAGTTTTTTAGACATCACTGCACCTCTCCGAATGAGATGTGCTCGCATGAGACGGGAATTTCCGTGATCTGTGTAGTCTGGCGCACCCTTGACTCCAAAGTCAATCGCCCGCTTGTTTGGTAACATCACTCTGTACTTGTGTGTGACTGATGGGCTGGGCTTGAAGACGACGTGCATATATTGTATCTCACTTTTTAGTTTTAATCTTTTTTAACACGACAAACTCAAGATCACCCTTTTTAACTTTTCCACGAGTGAAAGGATTCGCGAATAATACCATATTGCCATTAGCGTTAATAGCACTTGTCATGGACATACGCGCCAACTTACGAAATGAATTTGGTGTAAGATACAATTTATTGATTTTCACAGCCTTTTGTCCAGACTTGAAGTTTTCATACTCGATGGGATCGGTTGGGAGATTACGCACGCTTACATTTTTCCATGTAATCTTCTTGGTCTTTGTGTTTTCATTCGCATTATTTTTCATTCTCTTTTCATTTTTCATATAGTTGGATGCATTTAGTCTATTGTTCCCAAAGTTGAGACGCCGACCCACTAGACCCGCGTTAGCAAAGGACATTCGCACTCTTCGCATACGCCTGAGATTGTTAGGGTCTACGACTCGTGACCTGATCTGACCAACGTTATTTTCGTTTGTGTTTGAGTTATTGATTCGTAATCCACGCGCTCCGTTGTAGTTAGCCTCATTGTAATTTGAGTCTGAGTTATTGATTCGGACCGCGTCGTTGTCGGCTGGATTCCTAAACATCTTATAATAATTAAAGATTTAAATTGTATGTTATGAAATGGATAAGTTCATTTTGGAAATTCCAAATGTATTTTCACCGCAGTTGTGCAAGAACATNATAAACAAATTTGAAAATGATACTCAGAATCAAGTGAAAGGTACCCTTGAAGATAAGGATGGTATTGGATATGTGAATGAAGACTGGAAATCCAGCACCGAATTAAACGTATCTACATCACCCGGCTGGGAAACTGCAAATACTAAAATTAATTACTATATACAAAAGGCTGTTGGAACATATGTTGAACATATAAAAGGCATTATGAAAGATGCTGCGATAGACAAAGATGGAGATATGGATTTTGTACTTGACCATTCATTTTTTCCACTTAGAATTGGAGGCCACTCTATCCAAAGAATCAAAAAGGGTAAACATTATAGATGGCACCAGGATTATATACCTGGCGAAAATCGGGTTTTTACATGTTTTGTGTATTTAAATACACTTGAACCCGATGAAGGTGGTACAACTGATTTTATAAATGGGCGGTCTATTAGACCAGAAGCTGGTAAAATGACAATATTCCCAACTACATGGCCATTTATACACACAGGTCGTTTAATTAAAGCTGATGCAAAGTACATACTGGTTACTAATATATATAGAGGGTAACGATCATTTCAAATTATGAAGACATATATATCATATGACGGTATTCAAATCAAAGTTGGTGAAAATGCCAAGGAAAACGATGACCTGACCTTATCAAGCTATCCCCGAGAATGGTGGATGCACATTGATGGTGGCCCGGGTGCACATGTAGTTATATGCCATGAAGAAAATACAATTCCTAAAGAAACGAAGCGAGATGCAGCTTTACTCGCCGTACATCACAGTAAAAGTACAAAAATGACACGAGTAAATCTCGTGAGGGTTGATCAAGTCATCAAAGATGACCGTATTAAAAATCATGGACAAGTCTATCTGGGTGGTGAGGTCATACAACTCACAATCTTTCCCAACAAAGAAAGGGTGAGACTTGATAGACTTTTAAAATGTAGTTAAAGTTTAAATACTCTGTAATATTTAGATATGGACTATATACTTGAAATTGATGATGTCATTAGCAAAGAATTTTGCGAAGATGTCATTTCTCGTTTTGAACTGGATGAAAGAAAAACGAATGGAGAAACGATTGGTGGATTACGGGAAGACATTAAAAAAAGTACAGATTTGCCAATTTCTATGCCAGAGTTAAGACAGGATTGGGAGGATGTTATCACTGAAGTGGGTAAATGTGTAAATAAGGCACTCGAGGTCTACCGGACTCATGTAGAAGACGAGGGATTAGATAGGGGTCTCTCTATAAACAAAACAATAAACGGTGTTACAATTGGTCTTCCTCAAATACAAAAAACCGAAAAAGATGGATTCTATAGATGGCATCATGATGGACATTTAAACAGAATTTTAACTTACATAATCTATCTAAACGATGTTGAAGAAAGTGCTGGTGGAACTACTGATTTTTTGTGTGGAAAGAAAATACAACCTAAAACTGGTAAGCTTGTAATATTTCCAGCAAATTTAACATATTTACATCGTGGTGCAAAATTGAAAAATGGTGTTAAATATTTAATTACAAATTTTATATATCAGGGTTTACCAATCTTTTCGCACCCAGCTGAGAAAAACAAGGAAAGTAACAAATTTAAAATAAATCCTATAGAAGAGGAAACTTCCGAACCAGAAAATGATGAAATATAATAGAAATGAACAGAATCAAAACAATCAATGATCACATCAATCCAAGAGACCTATCCCTTACCGAAATCGCAAAGCACAACAACGAACAAGATTGTTGGGTCATAATCAAGGACATTGTTTATGACCTCACAAAATTCCTTCCAGATCATCCAGGTGGCAAGAAGGCGATCATACTTTTCGCTGGAAAGGATGCGACGGAAGAGTTTGATATGCTCCATCCACCGAATGTTCTAAAGAAGTATCTCACACCGGAGGTGGTTCTCGGACCAGTTAAAAAATAGACTCGTCGGTATCGTCGTGAAGCTTGGTACATGTTACAACTATAATCGGTATTACAACCAAAATTATGATTACAATTAATGCTACAAACATACCTATTAAAGTAGACGAACATAAAAAGTACAAGATGAACCTCTATAAGAAAGAATTGATAGCCAATCATGTCAAACTTGCTTATAAAGTTTCAAATGATGTATATTTCAAAACATACCCGCGACAGCGTGGTATACATACGAGGAAGGATATAAATAGTGTGGGGCTACACGGTCTCGTTCGGGCGGCTCAAAAGTTTAACCCGGAGTTGGGTTTCAAGTTTAGTACGTACGCATATCCATGGATTTATTGGAGCTGTAAAAATTGTTTGCGACGAACCACGATACATGAGGAACTTCAATTTTATGAAACTCCACCGTATTACGACAAAGAACCTGATATCCTCTATGGTCTAGATGATGTGAGCCGATACATTCTTGAAAACTACTATGGTAAACACCTAACCCTAAAAGACCTCGCGGTGGAATTGGGTGTCACTGTATATACAGTCACGAAATGGAGAGATAAAGCACTTCTTCATTTAAAGATATGATGCGACTGTATGACAAATGGCTCTCAAGAAACAAGAACTCACTTCTCGGGAGACCCCCGAGGCTATGCAAGAACGCATGTTTGAAGCCAAGCTTGCTGCGATGGAAAAGGCTATGAAGGGTGAAAAGGTTCGTTACAAGTCCAAACGAGACCCCGAGAGATTCTTAGATTTCTTGGAGTATCGATTGACGATTTGGGAACAACTCAAAGACGAAAAGTTCCACGCGAAGCGAATGTATGAAAAGACGAAGGAAGTTATTGAGGGTCTCAGTTGAGACTTGAGTAGTGACCAGCAATGTAATACACATCTTTAAAATCTAATTCAATAAGTTTCTCTGCCGCAAATCTGGCCCGTTGCCCAGTATTGCAGTAGACGAGTAGTCCCTTCTTTGGAAGTTCCGCTGTAGTCTTCCTGTTAATCTTATTCACTGGAATATGGAGAGCACCCCGATAGTGACCAGCTCTATATTCTGCCATCGTGCGAACATCAATGACCTTCTTTATCTTCCCCGAACGTATCATCTCCTTAGCCTTGGCGGCACTCACGAGGTTTGCACCCAAAAATGTGTAAGTCGCGGCCGCTGCGAGTGTTCCGACAACTAGAGCTGGAAACATTTATTATAAGCTCATATTTTACTTCCTGCCCAATTCATAATTTGTGTGAGGGACCACGAGCTGTTGATACCCCCTGGAAGTTCAAGTTTTGCCAAACTCTTTCTGACTCGCTCAACATTGATACCTTCAACAAGCTTTGGTACTTGTGCGACATGATTCAATTTAAATCTTTTACCGTTGATATTTGTAATCTGTAAGATGTATGGAAAGTTTGTCACAAAGTATTTCCATTTGAGTGAAGTTCTATTTGAAGGTGGTGTATATTTATGAATAAGTGCCCATACAACCCTCTTTATGAATGTGAGGCGATCTCGTGGATCTTTTGGACCAATGGATGTACCCAATGTATCGTGCATCATGGCGATAAAAGCTTCAATATAACAGAAATGGTGTTGTGACAATTCATCGTATTGTGAAATCTCAAACGACTTTTCTAAAACTTTCTTGTTCCGAATGTTAATATTTGTGTTCTTGAGAAGTTGTTTGTAATTTTCTATATTCGTACTCACAAATCCACCTGTTGGTTGAAATGAAGATTGTTTGTTTCTTATTGTGTATCTGTTTCCATAGACCGTACGAAGTTCATTCTTGAATTCTGTACGATTCGCTCCCATTGAATTGAACAACTTGATTTCCTTATTATCGTGATTTACTCTGGCGAGTGCATAGTGACCATCTCCACTTGGATATGTGTGGGCAATGTGAAGATACTCGGTACCATTACGATTTTTTGTTGGTTTGGTCATATTAGATGTTCGGCGACATTGAAACTTGAAGTCGTAGTCGGCCTCCTTTTTGATATCTTTTCCGATCTGTTCAAAGATACCTGGTCTTTGAAGGAGTTGTTTAGCAACTTCTCCAGCATCCTCAACAGCCATGAGATGTCTCGCGGCAAGACTTGTATTCATTTTACTCTCAATGTAATCAGATGCATCAATCTCAGCAGACTCACCTTTTACCTTCAAAAGGCGATTGCGAACATCCCTATTCTTAATAAGTTTAATAGGGGTGAGTTCCATCTATGCTTATATATCATTGATATTTTTAAATAACAATCATATATATGTCGTTAGTTTTAGTATGCCCACCAGTCATCATTGTTGAACGAAAAGTTCCAGTCATGACAGTGAATACGTGTCGTTTGGCTGCGATTTACCCATCCAATAACAACGTGTACCAAGTGGAGATACTCGAGGCACCACCGATAGAAGTGAACAAGGGGGATCAAAATACATAGACATATCACAGCCGCAGTTTTCTTCTCGGCGATGAGGCGGTCATGCCTGTGTGTGTATTTTTCAATTTTCCTCATCACATGTGTAAGTTCATCTGAAGAAGAATGGATAATATGTTTCTTGATTATAAATCGTTCGGGCTTTTAGTTCCCGAACGCAACACCAGCCATACCATTCTTAACGCGTAAAATGTTATAGTTCACCGCATAGACACGAGCCGAGGCACTTGAATCAGCGGTAGTCACACCATTAAGCAACAACTTGGCGTTGTCAATACGGGAAAAGTTAAGGGACCCACTTGGTTGCGACTTGTCCAAGTTGAGGCAGAATGGCCAGGTGTACACACTGTCTTGAACAAGACTGTCAACACCAAGGGCGGAGCAGTGCATTTCTGGAACAACATCGTGGTGGTAGACATTAGACATGTTCTCAAAGAGAGCGGTGCCGTTGATGTACAACGA